TGCAGCAGATGTTTTAACAATAGGTTATGGGCATACTAAGGATGTTAAAGAAGGAGACTTAGTAACTCAACAAGAAGCAGAAAATTTATTAACAAAAGATTTAGAAGAGTTTGAAGAATCTGTTATGGATGCTGTAGAAATGCCAATGAGCCAACATCAATTTGATGCTTTGGTGTCTTGGACGTTTAACCTAGGACCATCTAATTTAAAAGCATCTACTATGCTTAAAGTTTTAAACAAAGGTAACTATGAAGATGTACCTGCACAAATTAAGCGTTGGAATAAAGCAGGCGGAAAAGTTCTTGAAGGTTTAATTAGAAGAAGAGAAGCTGAAGCTTTATTGTTTGAAGGCAAGGAATGGCACGAGGTTTAATACATGACATTAAGAAAATATGTATTTAAACCAGGAATAAACAAAGAAGGTACTAATTATAGTAACGAAGGTGGCTGGTTTGATGCTGACAAAGTTAGATTTAGAAAAGGCAGACCTGAAAGAATAGGTGGCTGGGAAAAGTTAAGCACACAAAGTTTTATAGGCACTTCTAGAAAGATATTTGTGTATAGAGCATCTGGTGGTACTAACTATATAACACTTGGAACTCATCAAAAATTTTATGTTTTAGAAGGTAATGTTTTTTCTGACGTAACTCCTATAAGAGCTACAACAACCAATGGTATTGTTTTTGCTGCAACTAATGGATCAACAACCATAACAGCAACAGATAACGCACATGGAGCTGTACAAGGAGATTTTGTAACATTAGCTGGTGCTGCTAGTTTAGGCGGTGCTATTACTGCTGCTGTTTTAAATCAAGAATATCAAATTACTGGTGTAGCAAGCGTAGATACATTTACCTTTACAGCTACAGCTACAGCAAATAGTAGTGATAGTGGTAATGGCGGATCAGGTGCTGATGCTGTATATCAAATAAACTCAGGTTTAGATGTATATGTTCAATCAACTGGTTGGGGTTCTGGTACTTGGGGTGCTTCTACATGGGGTTCTGCAAGTGATCTTACTCTTACAAACCAATTAAGATTATGGTCTATAGATAATTTTGGTGATGATTTATTATTAAATCCTAGAGCTGGAGGTATTTATTACTGGGATGAATCTGTTGGTGGCAATTCAAGAGCAGTAGAAGCAACAACTTTAAGTAATGCTAGCAATGTGCCAACAGCAGTATTACAGATAATGTTATCTGATGTAGACAAGCATGTTATAGCTTTTGGTTGCAATCCTATAGGAGGAACAGCAATTGATCCTTTATTAGTAAGATTCTCAGATACAGAAAGCATAATAAACTGGACACCTACAGCAACAAATCAAGCTGGTGGTGTGCAACTATCAATGGGCTCTACAATAATAGGAGCTTTAAGAACAAGACAAGAAATACTTATATGGACAGATGCTGGCATAGTCTCTATGAGATTTGTAGGATCACCATTCGTGTATTCATTTAATGAAGTGGCACATGGTCCATCATTAATATCTCCTAATGCAGCAGTAAATGCTAATAATCAAGTTTACTTTATGGATAATGGTGGATTCTATAGTTACTCTGGTAGTGCTCAAAGATTGCCATGTACTGTATTAGATTATGTTTTAAGCGATATAAATAAAAGTCAGGCATTTAAAATATTTGGTGCCGTTAATGATAGTGCTAATGAAATAATGTGGTTCTATCCATCAGGTGATAGTTTAGAAGTAGATAAATATGTAATGTTTAATTATCTAGAACAAGTTTGGTCTATTGGAACAACAGCAGATAACTTTGTAAGAACTGCATGGGATCAAGCTATTATATTAGATAACCCAATAGCTACAAGTAAAAATAATAGTGAAGATAATAATAATTTTATTTACGCACATGAGCTAGGACATGGAGATGATGGTAGTGACTTTACTGCATATATAGAATCAAGTGATTTTGACTTAGACCCAGATGGAGAAAAGTTTACTGCAGTAAACAAAGTAATACCTGATATTAAATTTAGAGATCAACAGTCCACAGCAGATGATGTAACTATTACTATTAAAGGAAGAGACTACCCATTACAAGAGTTGTCTACTTTATCTACTGTATCAGTTACTCCAAACTCTACCTTTACAAATACAAGAGCAAGAAGCAGGCAATGTGCTATCAGAGTTTCTAATTCATCTAACGATTATGGTTGGAGATTAGGTGATCTAAGATTAGATATAAGACCAGATGGTAAAAGATAATGGCAAATCCTAAAACAATAGCATTACCTTTAGCAAATCAAGAATATAACACCTTAGATGAGGCAGTTACAAGAAGGATTATAGAACAAGCTGTGCAAGATTTAGCTATAGAAGTAATTAGATTAAAGAAACTAGAAGATGTAGTATCAAGCAAGAGCGTAAAAAGACATCAATTTTTATTAATGGGGATGACAGGTGGCTGATAATTTAAAAGTATTAGGTCAACTAGACCCTGCGGCAACAACAGTAACAGTATTATATACAGTTCCTAATATGACACAGACAACTGTTAGTTCTATAGTTGCAGCAAACAGAACAGGATCAGCTATAACATTTAGATTAAGTGTTCATGTAGATGGAGCTTCTGCTAATGATAAACAATTTATATATTATGATAAATCAGTAGCGGCAAACGATTCACTAACCCTAGTAATTGGGATAACATTGAATCAAACAGATGTAGTAAAAGTTTATACAAGTGCGGTTGACATGAGTTTTAACATGTTTGGCTGTGAAACAAAAGAGGAAGATAGATAATGGACATTGAACAACAAACAAAAAATGTAGCAGCACAAGGTCGTTTTGGTGATTCTATGCTTCTTCATGTTAATCCTGCAGAAGTTAAAGGATTAGCAGGTGCTATGCCACTTACTATTAATCCAGATACAGGACAGCCAGAAGCGTTCTTACCTTTCTTAGCACCATTATTAGGTGGAATGTTAGGTCCAACTGTATTAGGTGCTGTAGGTCTTGGTAGTTTGTCTACAGCCGCATTAACAGGTATAGGAGCAGGTTTAGCAACATATGCACAAACAGGTGGCTCTGGTAGTAAAGCATTGTTATCAGGTCTTACATCAGGTTTAGGATCGGCTGCTTTTAATACAGCAGCACAAGGTGTAGCACCTGGTGTAGATGCAGCAACAAGTTCAGTAGCAAATGCAGCTATGGACCCAGCAGTAACAAGTACCTTTGGTCAAGGAGCTAGCGGTGGTTTTGGAACATTGACTGGCAATTCTGGTCAAGCTGCTAATGTTGCAAGTCAAAGTTTAACACCTGCAATTACAAATCAATCTACACTATTTGAATCAGGAAAAGCTATATTTGGTCAACCTGGTGGATTTGATGCAGGAATGAAAACTTTAGCAGGAGCAGCAATGACTCCTACTGGAATTTTAGCAGGAACAACAGCAGGTACAGCAGGTATTATAGCATCACAAGAAGCATTTGAAAGACAGATGATACAAATGGGATTGGATGAAGAAGAGCGTAAAAAAAGAATGTATGAAAGATATCCTGAAATGATACCAATGGCTTCTGGCGGTAGAACAGGTTTTTATACAGGCGGTAATTCAAGTTCAGAATCAATTATTTATGATATAGATGATGGTTTTAATTCAGGATATAGTGTTGGTGGCGGTGGTAGTAATGGTGGTAGCGGAGGTGGTCGTGGCTACGATCCTTACACTAATATGAATTTAGGATTTAATTCTAATGCTTATGCACCAATAGCTAGAAGAACTAGACCAATACCTGGTGGATACATGGCAGGATTTGGACCTGAACAAAGATATTTTCAAGGAAATAACCCTGCTCAATATCTAACACAATATGCTAGAGATATAGCAGCAAATAATCCAGATGCTACACCAGAAGATGGAGCAAGTGGTTCACCTCAAGACCCTGCAGCTCAACCAACTAATATGCAGCAAGATCAAAGATATTCAAATTTTAGACCACAAATGTATCAACAACCATTTAATCCTTACGCTCAATCATATCAACCACCTCAACCAATGGCACCTCCAGGTGGTTTTCGTAATGAAGGTAGATATGGATATACTCCTCCTCAAATGTTTGGTGGTTATGGCAATCCTTATATGCAAAGACCTAGCTATCAAAGTTTTTATGGCAATCCTCAAATGAATGGAATGATTAATCCTTATCAAGCATTTAGTCAGATGCCTATTCCTAGATACACACCACCACCCCCACCTCCATCAGATACTGGTGGCGGAGATACAGGCGGTGGAGATGCAGGCGGTGGCGGAGATGCAGGTGGTGGAACAGGTGATGGAACTACTCCACCTATTAACTTACCTCCTATTAATGATCCTATAGATGGACCAGTAGATGGACCAGGATTGGGTCGTAAAGGTGGAGGTATAAATGTGCCACCTCAAGCACCTACAGGACCTTATGAAGGTTCAATACCTCCAGTTAATACACCTCCCCCTACAATAACAATACCTATTGAAGGCGGAGCAGATGTAACAATACCTGATTACTCACAGCCACAGCCTCCTGCAAGACCAGGACCTCCAGCAGACTTTAATCCAGCCGCAGGAATCCCAGGTTCAGGCGTACCTCCAGTACAAAACCCAGGAGACTTTAGGGACGGACTACCTAGCGTTACAGACTTTGATAATACATTTTCTCCAGAACAACTTGATGATATGAGAAATAAGTTTGGACCAGAGCCAGACCCAATTGCTCCACCTGTTATAGCTCCACCTATGGATATTGCTCCACCTGTATTTAGAGAAGAGCCTATAGAAGATCAAAGAGGAGGAATGAGACCACCTATGGATATAGCACCGCCTAGAGATCAAGATATGATGGCTAGACTTTCTCCTGCACAATTAGCATCTATAGGAGCTCCAATGTCACAAAGTGATTTAGATCAAAAAGCAGCAATAGATAAATTTTCTGCAAGTCAATTAGGTTTATCATCTATAGATAGTAGTGCTATTAAAGAAGATATGCGTGGTGATGACAACGATTACACAGATTACTCTGGTTATTTAGATTTTTATAACAGACCTCTTCAAGAAGCTGATTTTAATGAAAAACCAAGAGGAGTTACAAATATACGAGGAACTTTACCAGAGCCTACTCTTAATCCTATTACTGGAAATATGGAGCAACCTTTATCTGAGTTTAAACCTATAGCACCAACTCCTATAGCACCACCTGTTCAATCAGGACCACAGCCTCTCTTACAACGACAATACCCTAAACCTGTTATGGATGAAGCTATAGAAATGACTCCTGTTACGATGCCTAATTTAAATGGTGAAATGGAAACAGTTAATATAGGTAATTATAATTTACCTTCAGGACCAATAGCTCCTCCAAGTAATATTGGTAGACAAATACAAACAGGACCAAATACTGGTAATATTGGCTCAATAACAGCAGCACCTGTAACTCAAGGACCTCCTCCAGTTGAACAAATTCCAGGTCGTGATAACTTTATGAATGATCTTATGAATAAATCACCTATGCAGGCACCACTACCTCAAATACCTACACCAGCAGCACCAGGAAATATGTCCGTAGATCAACAACCTAAACCACCTATGAGTGGCGGAATGTTTGGAGCACCTATGTTTGCAGCAGGTGGAGATACAGACTTACCTAATAAAGGCTTAAAAGCTTTAGATAAAGTAGCACCTGAAGTTGTAGAAGCAATGGGTTATCAAGAAGGCGGTCAAACAGATATGATGCAAGACCCAATAACTCAAGGAGCAATTATGTTTATTCTTGGAGAGTCAGAAGATGAAAATGCAATCAATATGTTTGTAGAAAAATATGGTTCTGAACAATTCCTAGCTTTAAGAGATACAGTTCTTAAACAAGCAGCAGGTAATCCAGAAGCACAAACAGAAGGATTAATACAAGGTAATGGCAATAGCGGAATGGCTGATGACTTACCAGGTGTTATAGGCAATAAGGAACAGATAGCTGTATCGCAAGATGAGTTTATAGTTCCAGCAGATGTTGTATCTATGTTAGGTGATGGCAGTTCAGACGCAGGCTCTAAACAGCTATATAATATGATGGACAGAGTTAGACAAGCTAAAACTGGAGGAACAACACAAGCTTCTCCAATAAACCCAAGTAAGGTGATGCCAGGATGAATGAAGTAGCAGAGAAAATAGAACTAAAAGTAGAAGAAGGTTTTGATATATCTCTTATACCTGGTGATAAATTAACTCTTGTATGGGATCAATGTGAAAAGTTTTTAGAAAAATCTTGTAAACGATCTAATGGAAGAGCTACTACAAGAGATGTATTTTATGATTGTTTAAATAACAAAGCTTCTTTATGGATTATTTTTGATAAAGCTAATTTATATATTACTGGTTGTGCCATTACTAAAATAAACGAATACCCTACAGGTAAAAGGATGCTTAACATAGATCATGTTACTGGCAAAAAAATGGATGAATGGATTGATAGAATTGAAGTCTTATATAGCTGGGGTAAAGCAAATAACTGTAAAGGTATTGAAGGCGTTGGCAGAGAAGGTTTTTGGAATTGGATTAAACAAAGAGAAAATTGGAAAAAAACAGCAATATTTTTTGAATATGAATTTGAGGATACAAAATAATGAGACATTTTAAGGGCGGAGGTAGTTCTGGACCAACAGAAACTACAGTAACAAATACAGATTTACCAGAATATGTTCAACCGTATTTTGAGCGAATCCTACAAAGAGGAGAAGCTGAATCTAATCAACCTTATACTCCTTATGAAGGAGATAGATTAGCTTATTTCTCTCCTGACGAAATGGCTGCACAGGGTATGACTAGAGGTTATGCACAAGCAGGAACTCCTCAAGAATATCAATTAGCATCTCAAAGAGCAGCTCAACTAGGCGGACCATACGGCTCTCAATACCAAGCAGGACAATATGGTTCTGGATATCAAGCTGGTCAACAACTACCAGGTTATGATGCACAGACATATCAACCAGGATATCAAGCACAAGGCATAAAGTCTGGATATCAGGCACAAGACAACTTTTCTACTTATGATCCAAACTCAAGACAGTCTGGCTATCAAGCTGGTAATGTAGGTCAAGGATATACTCCTTTAGGATATGAAGAGAACATACAAAGATTTATGTCTCCATTCCAACAGAATGTTACAGATGTACAAAAAAGAGAAGCTACACGACAATCAGAGATGATGGGTGATAAGACTGCAGATGCAGCAACAATGTCTGGTGGTCTTGGTGGTTATCGTGAAGCCATTATGCAATCAGAAAGAGAGCGTAATTTAGGAACACAGCTTGATGATATACAATCTAGAGGTAGCCAAGCAGCTTTCCAATCAGCACAACAACAACTAGCAGCAGAAAGAACTTCAGGCTTAGATGCTTCTAGGTTTGGTTTACAACAGTTTAGTGCTGGAGAGCAAGCTAGACAGTCTCAAGAACAAATGCAACAACAAGCCTTTCAAGTTAGTGAACAAGCTAGAGCTTCGGCTGCAAAAATGGGTATGGATGCTAGACAACAAAATCAAGCAGCTAGACAAGCAGAAGAACAATATAGGCAAAAAGCTTTTCAACAAACAGAAGCTGGCAGACAAGCTCAAGAAAAATTTGGACAAAGTGGTTTCCAACTTACAGAAGGCTCTTTCCAAAAACAAGCAGATATGGATTTGAATCGTTTCAAAGCTGGAGAAGCTGCAAAACAAGCAGCAGCAAAACTTGGACTAACAGCAGCACAACAGAACGAAGCAGCAAGACAAGCTCAAGAGAAGTTTGGTCAATCAGCTTATGATATGTCGCAAAGAAGCGGTATAGCTTCTGTAAATGCTCTTGGAGAGGCTGGTGGAAACATACAAAAAGATGCTCTATCTCGTATAAGTGCATTACAAGGTGTTGGTTCTCAACAAAGAGCAATGCAACAAGCATCTATGGATATGGGTTATCAAGACTTTTTAAGACAACAAGGATACTCAATGCAACAGATCAGCAATATGGCTGGCTTGTTAAGAGGAGTTCCTGTTCAACCAAACCAACAAGTAAGCACATATTCACAACAACCAGGATTGTTTCAAACAGCAGTAGGTGCTGGGTTACAAGGACTAGGTTTATATAAAGGAATGAGTTAATGGCAAATTTAATACAACAAGCAAATGATCTAGAGTATGTTCCAAAGGATCAACTTATACAGATGTCACAAAATCCTGACAATAACTATCCTTCATATCTAGTATTAGCTGAAATACAAAGACGTACACAAAATGAAAAGGCTTATGCCGCTCAACAACCACAACCAGAGACTACTGTGTCTGAAGAGTTGGTACAAGAGTTTGCAGGTCAACAAGGTTTACAAGGAGCTATGGCTCAATCACCTGGTCCACAGAACGCTTTCCCGCCAAGTGATATGAGTAACATGGCTCCGCCTTCTCCTCAAATGGGTATGCCTAGTCAACAGATGATGGGCGGTGGCTTAACTGAATATGCTGAAGGTGGTATAACAGGTTATCAAGTAGGTGGTTCCCCAGATTTATCTGGAACTTTTTCTTCAACTGGTTCAAATCCTTATCCAACAGGAAGTGATAATTTAGTAGGCACAATAGAAGAAAGAGCTTTAATACAAGCTGGAATAAATCCACAAGGAATGAATCCAGAAGATATTAAAAATACATATAATTTATTAAAACAAGATTTTAGAAAAGATAATCCTACATTAGGTGATAAAGCTTTTAAATTTATGTATGGCGAAGAATTTGGTGATGAAGCTATGGATTATATAAGTAGTGTTCCTATAGGAGGATTAGGAGTTAAGAGTTTGCAAAAAGGTCTACCTTTAATTCCTAAAGCATATAAAGGTTTAAAAAATTACTTTAAAAAAGCTAAAACTAAAGAGTTTAAATTACCTGATGTAAAAGTAAGAGGCGGAGGAACTGCTCCTGGTGGAGTAATGACAGAAATTGTTTCACCAGCAGGTCCAGGTCGTAAATTTATTCAACCTTTCATTAATAATCCTATTACAACTTCTATAGGATCAACAATAGCTTTAGGTGGTATTAATCAACTTACAGGAGAACCTGAAGTACAAACAAATATAAATAATGAAAATACTACTAAATCAACAGAAAAATTAGAAATTGACAGATTAAATGCACTGATAGCAAAAATAAAAAACAAAGATTCTAAAACTGTTGATACATCTAAAGATAGAGGAAATGCAGATATGTTAATAGGATTAGGCGGAGCTATATTAAGGTCTAATACTATAGGTGAGTTAGGTGGTAACATTGCTGACATGTCAACAGCAAGACAAGCAAGACAAGATTCACAAAAGTTAGCTGGTATTCAAGGTAGATATTATGAAGCACAGACAGACAAACTTATTGCTGGTATAGCTGGTATGCCTTTAAAAGAACTTCAAGCAACTGCAAAAATTATTAATGACGGAATAGAATCTGGATCATTGACTTTAGAAG